AGAAAAACCCTCTCCGTGTCCTGCATCTATTATCATATCAGTAGCTTGGTACTTACCATTAGCATAGTGTTGAGTATAGGTTTCATCAATATATGATTTAATCATAGTAAGAATTTTATCTTCTTTAAATTTATAATTAATTCTTTTTTTCATAATATTCTTTTTTTGTTTGTTTATAAAACCATCTAAGACTATATGCACTCAACATAAATCTATTGTTAGCAAAGATGTGTGTTTGTTCAGGAAGAAACTCATGTAAATTTTTCTTATTAATTCTAGAAATATCTTCTCCTTCTGGTATCATAGTTCTTAACCAGTCAATAAGTTTATCTTCTGCTTTTCTTCTTATTAATTTAGACTTCTTGCCATTCATAATTTTTTACCAGTTGCCAATACTTTAATATACTATTAAACATTTCTTTATGTTTTTCATGTGAGTCCTTATCCCATATATGACAAAGAACTAATCCTGTATCTGCTCTATCTACAAAGATAGAAACTCTTGTAGGGTCATCTATATTACAACCTTGAGCATATGCTGATAGTTGCATACCATGTTCATCATACACTAACTTACTAGGGTCTTTGCCCTCTAGGTTATCTTTAGTTTTAAAGTCCACAAAGATGCCGGACTTTGAGTACAAGTCTATCTTACCACCATAACCTTGATTAGCACAAAAAGAATCTTCTGCTATCCAATCTTCATCAGGAAAGTTTTCATCTAACCATGCTTGAATAATCTTGTAAGGTTTAGATTTACCTTTACCAAGAAATCCTTTTTCTATTTGTGCATGTATTTTAGTTCCCTCTTTTGCAGCTTTAGAACCAATCTGTTTTGCATCAGCTTTACATCTGTACACAAAAGAATCCATAGACTCTTCATCTCCTATGTCAAGTGTTGCTGCAGATTTTATTGCTTGAGTTATCTTCCAATTCTCTAAGGCAGGTTTAGCAACCATACCAAGAATAGTAGTAACAGATGGAACAAGTCCTAAACTTTTAGCATCTCTTAGTGTAGTGTTTCTTTCTTTACCATTAGCACCTATGATAGTGTACATAGGTTCTCCCTCAAGAGAATACCAATGTCCAGACTCGGATGTAAACTTATTATAGCTATCTAATTTAGATTTGTCAATACCTTTATGCATTTTTTAGGTCCTTAAATGTTTTAAATACATCTGATGTAAATAATTTTCTTATGTTTACTAACCACATACGACTTGCTTTATGGTCTCCACCACAAACAGACTTCTTAAAATCTAACTTGTCCATGAGTTGTTTTAGTTTAGGAACATCAAATATAAGTGTGCAGAATATATCATCTTCAATACAAAGATTATGAAACCAATAGTCTGCTTCTGTTGTAATGATACCAGATGGTTTACCATAAGACTCATACTCAATACAGATATTACCTGTCTTCATCCACATACCTCTTTCAGATTTTACTTCTATCTTTTTATTAGTAAGCATGTCTGCGATTTTATCTTCTCGTATTGTACCATACTCTAAATCTATGTCAAACTTTTTTCTATTTTCTTTAGTGGGTTTCACTCCAGTTACCTCCTATTTTATATTGACCAGTTAAATCACATCTCATGTTAAACTGCTCTGTTACTTTTTCTATTGACTCAACACCTAGTCTCCCAATGTAATCTGCTTGAGATTCTTTAACTTGTAGTTGCCATTCATCATGTATGTTAGCTACAAATTGTGCATCAACAGTATTAAGTTTTATAAGCTCATATAAATTTATCATGGCTTGTTTCATAACGATAGCTCCACAGCCCTGTAATAAAGTATTAAGTGCTGAATGTTGACTTCTAACATGTATCTTTCTACCATCTATACCTTTTAAAAAGCCACGATTAGAAGCCTGTTGTACTCTATCTTTTAGTTTTTTAAGAGCAGGTAAGTTCTTGAAAAATCTTTCTTTCAATGCTTTACCTTTATTAATATCTCCGTTTATTATCTTACCTATCTTTGCATCTCCTGCCCCATATACTAAAGCATATATAAATGTCTTAGCTTGGTCTCTAGTTTTAAGACCTGCAAGTTCTTGATTAGTAGAATGTATATCTCCATTGACTACCTCTTCAATGTAATCAATGTCATTCATATAGTGTGCTAACATTCTTAACTCTAGTCCACTAGCATCTACACCTACAAGTTTATATCCCTCTGGTACAGTCCAACAAGCACGACACTCTTTACCATAAGGACTACCTAAGTTTGGAACTTGTGCCATGTTAGGATTTCTATGTGTCATTCTACCTGTAATAGTTCCATTAGGTATAACTCTACCATGAACTCTATCTTCTTTTAGTTCATCAATCCATGATGATACTTGTGCTATTCTTTTCTGATACAATAAATAATCAGCAATAAGTTTAGCTTCTTTAATGTGTGTAATCTTTTTAAGAGTTCCCTCATCTACAATAGGTTGACCTGTAGGAGTAAACCTTTCAGGTTGCCAACCAAAGTCTATAAGATACTCGCCTATTTGTTTACGACTACCTAAATTAAACTCTACTAACTTCTTACGCATAAATGGTCCACGATTACCAGATGCAAGAATACTTTCATACTCTTCATCAGTAAGTCCTCGCTTACTTAGTTCTCCATTCTTTTTAGTGTAGGGTAATACCATTTTATCCTCTACCCATTTAGGTTTAAATGTATTATGAACTTCATCTTCTACATCTGCCATGTTTTGTTTTAGTTCTGCTAACAAAGTCATAGCTTGTTTACTATCAAAATAAAATCCTGTCTGTTCTTGTTCTCTCATTATAGATGCAGTTCTATGTTCTAAGTCAAGTGATTGTTTACTAAAACCTAATCCCTCATCTAATAAATATTTATAGACAGCTTCATTTAATATGACATCTTGTTCACAATAGTTTAACATAACAGGAGTATAGTTATCAAACTCTGGCTGTTCTTGTTTAGGAACTCCTAATCTATAACCCCAAGTTTTTAAACTGTGTCCGTTTTCTCTAACAGGATTATACAATCTTGACATTACTAAAGTGTCAATAACTTTACCAGAGTATTTAAAGTTGTATAACTTTTCTAATACAGGTAAATCAAATCCTATAATGTTATGTCCTATCAAAGTATCAGCTTGTTTTAATAGTTTAATACCATCTTCAATTTCATCTGGTGTAAATCTATAAGACTTACCATCTACTTCTTTAGCTACGATACACCATATCTTAGTAGCATTTAGGTCATCAGTTTCTATATCAAAAATCATCTTCATTAGTAAATGTTTCCTCATCAGTTAGTTCATGTAATCTACCTGTATCAATATCATATTTTAAACTACAAGCCATTCCTGTGTCGCCTGTATATCTTGATTTCAATACTCTTACTTTAGTTATGTTAGCTTCATCAGGATTTTCTGCCTGTTGATTTCTTTCTAGTGCTATTACACAATCAGATAACTGTGCAATACCTTGAGAGCCTTTGAGATGAGATAGAGATACTTGTATTCCTTTCTCATGTCCTCTATCTCCAGATGCTCTACGCAAGTGTGATACTAATATCATACCTACACCTGTTTCTTCTACAAGGCTACGCAATCTATTCATAAGCATATCAATACCTCGCCTCTCATCTCCCTCGGTCAAGACATTGACAAGCATGTGCAGGTGGTCAACTACTACCCAATCACATTGACACCCAACAATAATATATCTTAACTTAGAAAATATTTCTTCTATGTCTGTTGCTCCTAAGTGTGCATGGATATAAACTCTACCCTCTTGTATTGCATTATCAAACAAAGTGTGCAGTTCTTCTTCTGTATACTTGGCTCGTTTCTCTGATAGATATATTCTATCATTAGCTTCAATAGATACAATACCATCAGCAGTCCTTAACCAATTCTCTTCTAGTGCTATGATACCGACATTATCTTCTGTGTTCTTAATAAGATGATGTTCAAGTTCTCTAGTCACACTAGACTTACCAAGTCCTGTACCACCTGTAAGAGTTACGAGTTCTCCTTTACGCATACCATACAGCTTCTTGTTTAAACCCTCCCAAGGATAAGCAATACTTTCTTTCTCTTCTCTGTTTAACCAATCATCTTTCTTACTGGACAACTCCATGATACCAGAGGGAGTATAAGTCTTAGCTTCCCACCATGCAGTAGAAAACTCTTGGAACTTTTTCTTAGCTAACATCTCGTTAGCATCTTTATATCCATTAGGTAAGTTTATAATCTTAGCTTTACTTGGCTTAAGTATTCTAGCTACTTGTCTTGCAGATTCAATACCTGCCTTATCATTATCAAAACATAAGACAACATTATCAAAACTTTCTACAAACTCAATGCTTTCTCGTATATCTTTAACAGCAGATGAAGCCCCTCGTTTGATTGATACAACACTAGACTTACCTTGCATCAATTCATAGACTGCCATAGCATCACACTCGCCCTCAGTTATGGTTAAATACTTACCACCCTTATTGCGATACAACTGCTCTCCAAACAATCCTGTTCCTTGAAATGTTCCATTACATGCAAAGTTTTTATTATCAACATACCTAGTCTTAGTAGCAACTATCTCACTTCCATTGTGAAAAGGATAGATGTGTTGTTTGATTTGTCCGTTATGGTCTTTGACTACTTTAACACCAAACTTTCTTGCAGTCTTTTCTGATATGTTTCTATCAGTCAAGGGAGCATACACTCCTGTATATGAATTAAGGAATGATGTTTCTGGTTGTTTCATTTCTACTACATTGTCATCTGCATTATCATAGTCTGGAAAAAATGTATTACAGCTAAAGCATTTAGCAGAGCCATTATCATTAAGTGAAACAGCATCACTACTATCACACTTAGGGCATGGTAGTTTATGTTTAATAAATTTTGTGTTCATTCTATCTCCTATAAAAAGTGAGGCGTTGTTCATATGCCTATAAAGAACGGGTCGGACACCTTTACTTTATCAAGCAAACTGGATTTATACTTTAAGTGCTATCCACATTTTCTGCACACCTCGTTGTATTACGATACCTCGTTTAAAGAATCATCTTCTGTTGAAGTTTCTTCTTCTTCTGTTGGTGTTTCCACCACAGCTTCAGGGCAGTCAGCTAGTAATGTTTCAAGCTGACCTTGATGCCCTTGTGTAGCAAAGTTTAGTGCTTCAACTAAAGTGTTTAATGTTCCCATTTTGTTTATGCTAACAGTAGCATTTATTCTGGAATCACTATTCTCTATCTTTGAAACATCATAAACTGTTTCGCCATTCTCATTCTTGATGGTAATAATCATTATTAAAACTCCTCGTTATCATCAAAAAATTCTGACCCATCTTCAGCTTTGTATTCAACAAGCTCAATGACTTGTACACCTTGTAGGTCAAGACTCTTACCTGACTTACCTGCATACTCCCATTCATATTCGCTACATTGAACCCTAACTTTAGAGCCATTCCCTACAGCTAGATTAATGTCTTGCTTGTTAGCATCAAGTAATCT